TCAACTTTGGTGGGACAGCTACGGCCACTCCACCTGCTGGCTCCCGGACCATTTCCACTGCACGATGAAACACTTTTTTGCCGAGTTGCCCCAAGGAATCACCGCCATCGGTCAAAGCCGGCTGCGCCAGCCGGCCTGGGAGGCCCGCCCGTGATCGACCCCGCCAACATTCCGGCACCGGCGCAGGTACAGTCCACGTTAAACGCCTGGCATCTCGTCGCGCTCGGCGTCGGCGCGTTCATCACGCACGTCTATCACACCGTCGTCAACGCCGGCGGCGTCAAACAAATCTGGCGCAACTTCTGGAGCGGCCCGGCAAAAGACACTCAACCCTCAACTCTCAACCATTAATGGACCCGAATATCCCGGCCGAAATCTTGAAGTGGACACTCATCACCCTGGGCGGCCTGTTGGGTCTGGCGGCCATCATCATTGGGATCGTCATGGCGTTCCGTAAGCCGAACAAGGTGAAGCTCGACGACAACCCGGCCATCAAATACGAAAAAGCCCCCAAGCGCTTCAATTTTGAACTCTGCAAAACCCAACACGTCCACCTTGAGCACCGACTAGAAGTGCTTGAGCACTGGCGCGCCGAGGAGCTGGTCATCAACGCCAAGCGCAACCAAAAGCTCATGTTCGCGCTCGGAAAGATTGCCCAGAAACTGGGCGTGGACATTGAACCCGCCGATTAACCCTATGACCACACGCGAAGCAAAACTTTGCAAAGCCATCCTGGACGAACTGCACGACCTGGACGGTGGCCAATATACCGAGCTGCAAATCCACGGCGCTGTATTCACGCAAGGCTTGAAGTTCTCCCTGGGCGAGTTGGAAGGAGCCATAGCCATTTGCAACGTTCGGCGCTGGATCGTCGGCGCTCCCGGCGTGGCCGGAAAAATGAAATGGAACATCAGCGACCGCGGCGCGACCGCGCGACTGGAACTGTGAATGAAAAAACCAGACAAACTCCGCGCAACGTCGCCGGGCAAACCCGACAGCGAGCTGACCAAGCTCAAGGCGCGCTGGCGCGATACCATGTCCGAGCCGGCGCGGGAATTCTGGCGGGTGCTCTTTATTTCGCCAACCTCACAGGCGGAAATTCGCAAACAGATTTCAGCCAAACTGCATGTCCGGCTGGAGGACGATTCGCAACTGAACCGGTTTCGGGACTGGGAACTGGAGCAACGGCAGATGGACCTGGAAGCCGAGCGGGCGGCCGAGGAGGAGCGCCGGCTGATCGAGGAACATCCGGACTGGACAAAAGACCAGGTGCGAGAGGATTTGTTGCGGCGTTTCTACAACCGCGCCCGGGCGACCGGCGATGCGAAGCTCGGCCTCAAGACCATCGCGGCGGACGCCAAACTGGAATCGCTCGGCTTGGATCGGGAGAAATTAGCGATCCTCAAACGCAAGGCGGAACAAGCCGATACGGCCACCGGCATTTTGAAAAACAAGAAACTGACCGAAGACGAGAAACGGCAGCGGATGCTCGAACTGTTTGGAGTGGGCGCGTAATGGCCAACCTAAAATCCACATCCAAAAAGGAAGCCTTCGAGCTTCTGCGCGCGAAGCGCGAGGCCGCGCTCAAGACTGCCGGCACGCTTAACGACGTGCCGCTGGATGAACTGGCCGAGCGCGTTAAAAATCATCCCCTGGGCACAAACGTCAACGGTTGGGTGAATCCCTACGCGGCTGATGATCCACGCAACCTGCTGCTCGAATATCAGTTTGCGAACCGTGAGGACAAAAGCCGCTTTAAAATTTCCCTCATGGGCCGGCAGACCGGAAAGGATTTCACCAGCGAAAGCGAAATCGCCGAGGATTGCCTCGTGCGGCCCAAGACCGACTGGATGATTGCCGCGCCATCCGAACGCCAGGCGCTCGACACGCTCGACCAGGGCAAGACCTGGGCGGAAGGGTTCGATCTCAAGATTGACGATTACCAGGAAACGCGCGAGGGCAACAGCGAGACGCTGTTGCGCAGCGCGCAGATCACCTTCAGCAACGGCAGCCGCATGCGCGCCGTGCCGGGCAAGCCGGACACCGTTCGCGGACGCAGCTCGAATGTTTATCTGACCGAGGCGGACTTTTTTGAGAACCCCCAGGCGACACTCCGCGCTATTTTTCCGAGCATCACCAATCCGCTGCGCGGCGGTGAAAAGCGGATGCGCATCGTCACCACACCCAACGGTGCCGGTTCCGCCTGCCAGAGAATCTGGACCTCCCCCGACGGCGCCCGGATGAAGTGGTCGCGCCATTTCACGACCATTTACCACGCGGTATTGATGGGCCTGCCGGTGGACGTGGAACAATTGCGCGAGGCGTTCGACGACCCGGACGGGTTCAACCAGGAATATCTCTGCCAGTTCCTCGACACGAACAACGTCCTGCTGCCTTACGATCTCATCTTCCTGGCCGAGAGCGCGGATGCCACCGAGATGTGGAACCTCGCCGAGTCTGGAAAATCCAATCCCACTTTTTGCGGCATAGATTTTGGCCGGACCAACGACCCCACCGTCTGCTGGACCTTGCAACAGGTCGGCGATGTTTTGTGGACCCGTGAAGTTTTGGTTTTGAAAAGCGTCTCCTCACCCGACCAGGAGCAGATTTTAAAATCACGCATCGCCGCCGCGCAGCGCGTCTGCTTTGACTACACCGGGCCGGGCATCGGCCTGGGAGATTATTTGGTGGACCAGAAGCGCGGCGGGTTTGGCCAGTGGAAGCCGGAGGAGCACAAGTTCGGCAAGGTGGAACTGTTCACCTTCACACCCAAATCCAAACGGCTTTTATTTCCCACACTGCGGTCCCGGTTCAAAGATGCCCAGGGCGTTTGTAAAATCCGCGTGCCGGTTTCCACCGTCATCCGGGAAGACCTGCACGAGATGCAGCAAGTCATCACGAACGGGGAATATAATTATTGGTCGCGCCGCACCCGCGAAGGCCACAGCGACCGCTGCACCGCCCTCGCGCTCGCTGTGCGCGCCGCGGGAGATTTGCGCGCCACCTGGGGCGGCGGAAGGGGGGCCAGCCTGATATGACCAAATTTTCCTCAAAAGCGGCATTCTGGCATCTTTCCCGCCATTCGCCTGCCGGACGCCTGCTAGACCCCTGCTGTTCGCGGCAGCAGGCAGAATTTTTGGGGGTCACACCCGCATGAATCCGGATTTTGCCATCAAGGCGGAAAATTTCCTACGCACCCAGACCGCCATGCGCGACTGGCACAAGGTCGCCTTCCTGACAAAAGATGTCTCAGACGCCACGCTCGGCCAGGGAAATTTCACCCAGGGCATCCCCGCTTTTTGGTTCGCCCGCGGCATTGACGGCGGCTCAGGCGATCACCTCTCGCAACCCTACGCCGCCAGCGCCTGGGTCCGGCGCGCCATCAAATTTGTTTCCGGTCCCATCAGCTCCGTTGACCTGGTGTTTTCCCGGCCGTCATCGAGCACGGCCATGCGCCGACACAAAGGCAAGGGACCGCGCCTCTTCACCGCGCGCGGCATTGTGCGCCGCGACGCCACCGCCGAGGTCGAACTGCCTCAGATCCGAGAGTTCCTCAAACAGCCCATGCTCGGCCTCACCTACGAAGATTTTGTCGAGGCCAGCATCGGCTGGATGAAGTTGCAGGAATGTTTCTGGATCATCGCGGATGAAGGTGCGCGCGTGCCGTTTCCGGAAGTGAAGACGAATCCGTTCGCGCCCATCATCGTCGCCCGTCCGGACCGGATGCGCGCCACCGTCGAGGCCGGCAAGATCATCGCCTGGAATTTCACCGACGCGAGCGGCAAGGTCTGGGAACTCGAACCCGAACAAGTCGTGCGCCTCTTCGGCTGGAATCCTTACGACCCGCATCGCGGCCTGGGCGATTATCCCAGCGCGGCCCTGGCCGCCGAGAGCCATCACCTCGGCTCCAAGTTCAAACGCAACCTCACGGCGGACAATGATACCGCGCCCATTATCTCCGCAAAAAACGGAACGCCCACCGACACACAGATCGAGCAGATCAAACTTTCCATTGCCGAGCGGCGCTCGGCCCGCATGCGCGGCAACTCCAAGGCGCTCTTCCTGCCCGGCGAGGTGGACGTGCATGATCCCAAGATTCTATCCGTGGACGCCGCCTTCATCGCCGGCATGATGGAAGACCGTCACGAAATCTTCATGGCCTTTGGCGTTCCGCCGAGTCTCGCCGACGTGCGCGCGAGTTATTCCATCGGGCAGGCCAGCGACTGGTTCGCGCTCGTGTTCAATACCTGCATTCCCGAAGGCAACAAGTTTTGCGCCGCGCTCGAATCCCTCATCAAGCTCCTCACCGGCGAGAGCGTCGAGGTATCGCTCGACTGGGACGATCACTACGTCATGCAGCAGGTCCGCAGCGAACGGATGAAGGATGCGGACAGCCTCTTCATCAAAGGAATGCCGATGAAGCAGGTGAGTGAGTATCTGAATCTCGGCCTGCCGGAATACGACGAATGGGACCAGGGCTATATGCCCATCAACCTCACGCCCGTCAGCGCCGCGCAGAATGAAGCCGCGCAGACCGTCGAGCCGGTCACCACCGATGATTTCGCTGAAGGCGAGCCAACAAAGCCTGGTGAAGCGAAACCGCCGGTCACGGCCATGCTGCGCGTTTTGAAAATTGGAAAGCAGAAAGCAGAAAGCAGAAATAAGAAAATATGGGAAGCGCACATGCGGCTGCGCGCGAAGTCGGTCAAGTTGTTCCAGTCCAAATGCTCGAAGGTCTTTAACGACTACCGCGTGACCGCGCTGCGCCGGTTCGAAGCCGCGCAAAAGTCCGTGGTGGCGGCGGACCTCACCAGCAAAGGTCTCGTGGACGTGATCTTCAACCCCAAGTTGTTCGGCCTCGACCTGTTCAAGGCGCTCGATCCCGTCATGCGCGCCACGCTGCAGACGGCCGGCGATGAACTCCACGACGAGATCGGCCAGGACGATCCCTGGAAAATGGCGCCGCGCCAGGCGATCAACTTCATCAGTCTGCGCGAAGGAAAAATAAAAGACGTGGGCGAGACCGCCCAGGCGCAGCTTAACAACGCGCTGGCCACCGGCATTGACGCCGGCGAGACCACCGAGCAACTCGCCGGCCGTGTGCGCGGCGTGTTCAACGATCTGCAAAAGTTCGAGGCCCGCCGGATCGCGATGACCGAGACCAGCGCGGCCTACGGTTTCGCCCGGCACGAGGCCATGACCGATGCCGGCATCGAATACAAAGGCTGGCTCACCAGCCACGGTCCCACCGTGCGCGAAGCCCACGCCCAGGCCGAGGCCGATTACGCCGACAACCCGATCCCGCTGGACGAGCCGTTCATCGTGGACGGCGAGGAGTTGATGTATCCCGGCGATGAGAGCGGCTCGCCCGAGAACGTGATCAACTGCCATTGCATCCAGCTCGCCATGAAAAAACCGGAAGGAGAAACCGCATGAGCAAAACTTTCACCAGGGCTTTGCGCCCGGACATCAAGGTCCGCCGGACCGGCTGGCTCGGCCTGGGCCGCAAAATCGAAGTCAGCGGCGGCGGCCTGACCTATCGCGTGGACCGCAAGGGCGCGAATGCGGACACCGCCGCCGCCATCAACAGTCGCATCCCGTTCACGACCATCCGCAAACCGCTATGATCCGCCACCCGTCACCCGTCACCCGCCACCCGTCACCCTGGAGCGATGCCGGGTCGCTGAAAGCCGTCCGCCGCGAGATGGTCAAGGCGCGCCTGGCGGACACCGTGGCCGTCTCGATGAGTTTGAGAAATTTCTGGCGGCCGCTGGTCCTCTGGCGCGCCGTCAAGTTCATTTTCCGAAACCAGCGCCGGCAGAAGATCCTCGCGCGCCTGTCGCGCGCCCGCATGGGCTTCGCCTGGCGCGATTCGCGTCCGCTCAAACTCCAACGCCAGCTCGGCCTCAAACCAAAATTATCATGAACACGATTCGCAGAGTCATCCACCCGGCCCTCAAAATTATTGACGAGAAGAATTTCATCGCCGAGTTCACCGCCAGCGACGAAACCATTGACCTCACCAACGAGGTCATCCGCGCCGGCGGCTGGCGCTTCAAGTTGGCCAAGAAGAATTTCCCGATGGTCAACTCGCACGACTATTCCGACATCCGCAATGTCCTCGGCAAGGTCATCGAGTTCGGCGTCGTCGCCGGCAAGCTCATGAACACGGTGCAGTATGCCTGCGACGTGGCGGAGAATCAGCTCGCCCAGTTCGCCTGGAAGATGACCTTGGCCAAATATCTTCCGGCTGTCAGCGTGGGCCTGGTGCCGCTCCTGGTGGCCACGCGCTGGGACGCGGACAAAAAAAATTACGAATCACAGCGCGCCGACCTGAAGCTCGCGCGCGAGCAGATGCCCGATGTGATCTACATCGAGCAGGAACAAATCGAACTTTCGCAATGTGTCATCGGCGCGAACCCCAACGCCGTGGCCAAAGCCTACAAGGCCGGCGTGCTCTCCGATGCCGACCTTGATTTCCTTTCCACCGAAGTTGCCAGAAACAAAATCGCCGACTCGACCGATGGTCCCGCTGCCGTCGAGAAGGCCCGCCAGCGGGTGCGGATGGCCACCTTGATGGAGTTCACCACGAAAATTAAAAAATTGTAATATGCACAAACATAAATATCTCAAACCGTTCGCGCTGCCCGTGCTCGCACTCGTCGCGCTGCCACTCCTCCTCTGCATCGCGCTCTTCGCCTTCGTCATGCTGCCCGCCGCGGCCCAGGCCGGCGTGAGCTGCGCCATCGCACCGCTCGTCATCCCCAAGGGCAAGGCGCTCACGGATGAGGAATTCCAGGCCACACTCTTCGGCGGCGTCAACTCGCTCATCGAAGAGCAGGGCACCTTCAAATCCGCGCAACAGAAAATCCTCGATGACCTCGGCCGGTCCGACAAGGAAGTCAAGGCCTCGCTCGAAGACCTGACCAAGGTCAAGAACACCACCAACGCCACGTTCGAGGACATCATGAAGCGCATGGAAAAGGTGCAGCGCCAGGTGATGCTGAACAGCCGCTCCAGTTTCCGCTCGCCCATCGAGCGCGCGTTGGCTAGCGAGGAATTCCGGTTCAACCTCAACGCCATCGCCCGCTATTTGCTCGCGCAAAAAGACGGCAGCCTGGATCGCCTCGATCCCGCGTTTAAAAAGGCCGTGGACGATTACCGGCCCAAAGCCAAGGCACTCACCGGCGTTGACACCGGTCTCGGCCAGGCCACCGTGCCCACCGATACCTTCAACGAGATTTACGATCTCCTGTTGGAGTACGGCGATTACGCCACGCTCGGCGTGCAGCGCGTCGGCGCCCGCGTGAACGTCCTGCCCATTGCCACCAGCCGTCCGCAGTTTTACTGGATCGGCTCGCAAAGCACATTAGCGGAAGGTTCCACCATCACCAGCGGCGCCTTCACCGGCGGCCAGGTGATCAACATCATCAACACCTGCGCCGTGCTCATGTACGTCGCCCGCGAACTGCTCGCGGATTCCACCGTGGATCTCGCGCCTTACGTGATCCGGCAGATGGTCGAGTCCGCCAACTGGGGTCTGGACACCGCCGCCTTCATCGGCACCGGCAACATGGACACCACCAACGCCGGCTACGTCGGAATTTTCAACGCCGCGCTGGCCAACACGAACCTGGCTTGCGCCGCCGGCGCTGGCCGCACGACAGCCGGCATCCTGAAGATTGACGACTTTGTCAACACGGTCCTCACCGTGTCGGCCCAGGTGCTCAATCGCAAACCCATGTGGTGGATGCACCCGCAGATGCTCGCCCGCATCGCGCTTATCCGCGATAACAACGGCCGCCCGATCTTCCAGACCTGGCAGGAAGTGCCCAACCCCGGCAGCATCGGCAGCATTCTCGGCTACCGCATCCATCCCACGGCCATCGCGCCCACTACGGACGGAGCCAGCCAGCCCGTCGCCGTCTTCGGCGATCCGCAAGGCCAGAGCGTCTGCATCCGCGAAGATTTGGAACTGGCCACCAGCGACGACATCGGCTTCCCGCAAAACCTGCGCGCCTTCCGCGCGCTGGTCCGCGCCGGTGTAAAAATCAAAACCCTCCCCGCGAGCACCACGCTCAAACCCTTCGCCGTCCTTTCGACCGCCGCGGCATAAACCTGATCCCTCTTTTCCTCTCCCCGTCAAACGGGGAGAGGATCAAGGAGAGGGGAAATTTAAAAACTGGAAAATTCAACGACTGTAAAATATGAAAACTGAACACGAAATCAAAGCTCTTCCACTGGAAGAGAAACAGAAGCTCGTCATCGAGCTGCGCGCCATCAAACCCGGCGACAAGGCTTACGCCAACGCCAAAGCCATCATCGAACTCATCACCGGCCATTCCAAGTGGAAGGAGCCGAAGACCTTCGAGGTATTAAACATAACCAGCCACGACGTCAGTGTGGATGGCAACATCATTGCCCCCAATGCCACCGGCAAGATATACTTCTGGCAATATCTGGCGCTCGCACGCTTTTTGGAAGCTGCCCCTGAGTTGGAGGAAGAATTGGCCGTCAGAAAAGATGCATTCTGGGCACTCGAAGCAAGAAGCGCCGCATTGGCACCCAAGCCCGAAGCGCAAAATATCGCCGATACTGTCAAGACGGCCATTGCCGACGGCTTTGCCAGTCTTAAAGAGAACGCCGGCAAGGTTGCCGCGCTTATCGCATTGCTCGGCTGCCTGTTGTTTGCCTCCGGCGCGCAGGCGCAGGTGCAAACCACGGCCGTCGGCTCCGCCGGCAACTACCACACCTACTACGTCGCCGGCCTCAACGGTGGCACCAACAACATCGCCGCCGCCACCACGGCCGGGTTTACCGTGCCGGTCACCACCACGACGGGCATCATCACCAATGCCAGTTGGAACTTTTCCAACGGCATCTGGACCAACACGCTCACCTTCACTACTAACACGAGCGTCAACGTTCCCGGCCTCCTCGCAATCCCCAACGTTGACCAGTTTGCGCTCACGTTCGGAGGCGCTTCCGTAACCGCGTCCAATGTCCTCGAAACCGCGAGCGTTGACTATTCGCCCGACTCCATCAACTGGCAGACCAACAAATGGTCGCTGATCATTACCACCATCGGCGTCGGCCAGGTCACCACCAACGTAGATGTGAACGGCTGTAACGGCGGGTACCTCCGGCTAAACAGCATCATCAACAGTTCCATGTACTACGCGCTGACCAATATCTTTTTCGAGGTCAGCGCCAAGGCCAGCCGCACCGGCCCGTTCTGAGGCCCGTTAAAGCCATGTTAATTCAGCCGCCAAAGGACAAGATGATGCGACGGAGCGGGGTTATTACCCGCCCGGCGCCGACTCCTCTTTTGGCGGTTTCTGCACCACGACGTTCGACAACGTCGGACATTTTGCCAAAATCAAACTCAAAAATTCCCGGTTCGCGTCCGCGGCTCGTCACGAGCGTTGAACCCAACCCAGGAGACTAACGACATGAAGTTTCAGCCTTTAGCCTTTAGCCTTCAGCCTTCGCCATGAACGCCGGCTTTTCCAATCTCACCACGCTCAAAGCCTACCTGCTCGCCGCATCACTGCGCAGTCGCACAGACTTTGACGGCGCCATCACGGCCATCGGCCATGGCGTGGCCGGCCTGTTTGGAACTTTCTGCAACCGCGATTTTGCTTATCTTGCCGGCGCGCAGGACGTCACCCAGGGCGATCGCGAATTCTGGTACTGCCGGCGCGCGCCTGTCACCCGGTTCACCAACGTCGAACTCCGCTTTTTCCGCGCCGATAACTGGATCAGCATCTTCGGACAGCCCCTCGCCGCCGATGAAGCCAAGGGGCTGATTCATTTCGGCTACACGCTCGGACGGAGTCCCATACAAGTGCGAATCACCTACAACGGAGGGTTCTGGTGGGAACAACTTGAACCAGCGGACATCGGCTATCCCACCGCCGTCCCCGTCGACATCACCAACAACGCCGCCGGCATTTCGCCCGCGCTGTTCAATTTGCCACCCGACCTGTTGAGCGCCTGGCTCGTGCAGTGTGAAATCTTTTGGAAGATGCGCGACAAGCTCGGCGTGGGAATTATTGGCACCGAAACGAAAGGCCGCGGCCCGCTTTACGCCATCAACGATCTAGATCTGGCGCCGGTCGTTAAAACCATGTTAACGCCCTATAAACGCTACCAACTCACCTGATGGCCGCCTCTTTCCAAATTAAAATCGCCCGCGACCTGTCGCAGTCCAAGCTCAACGACCCAGCCGGCCTCGCCCGCGCGCTGCTCCATGCGATGGATTATCAAAACCAATTGACCGTCTCCCACATCCAGGAGGCTTACGCCAGTTTTCCAGCCGACCAACCGACGACGATGGAAGGGCTGCGCGTCATCTCCAACCGGCTGCGCTCCAGTTACCGCGCCAGCGACGCCACAATCACCGCCGCCGGCGTCATGTCGGACATCGGTTCAAACGTCGTCTATGCGGGCATTCAGGAGTTTGGCGGACAGACCCGCGCGCACGACATTGTCGCCCGCAACGGCAAGGCGCTGGCCATCGGGTTCGGGGGAAAGTTTTTCAGCGGCGCGGATTTTAGCCAGGCCCTGAAGGGGCTGCGCGGCGACCGCCGTGCGCAGGGGTCGGAACTTTTTGCCGACATGAACGGAATAGTGTTCCGAAAAGTCGTCCATCATCCCGGCTCGGACATCCCGGCACGCCAGCCCATCCAGCGCGGCATCGAGGACCGTCTGCCGGAATACAACGCGGCTTTTTCGGAAGTCATTGACCTCTTTTTCAAAAACTAATGATGACGCTCAAAACATTGACCGACCTGGAGAGCGCGACCCTGGCGCCGCTGCTTGCCGCCGGCAAATCGCTGGCCGGCGCGTCCGTTGTTGTCGAAGACGTGCAGGATTTGAACACCGAGATCGTTCAAGCCATGTCCGACATCGGCCTGATGATCCTGCTCGGCACGCCGTCTTTTACCAATCGTTCCGGCACTTCCCCCGGCTCCATCGTCGCGGCCATCGATCAGGAAATCCTCATCGGCGAAGTCCCCGCCGTCTGGCGCAACGCGGGCGACACCAATGTCCATTGCCAGGTCGCCGCTCAGATTGTGTCCGTGGCGCTGCAAGGGCTGCTCCTGGGCACCAACCAGCGCCTGAGCGTCATCTCCGGCGAACCGCTCGGCACGTTCAAGGGAGAAGTAAAATCAAATCCGTCCGTGTTCCAATACTACCGGCTGCACGTCGAAGTGACGATGAGCCTTCAACCATAACACTCAACCAACAACACTCAACCAACAACCATTATGCAAGCCCAACCATCCGTCATCGCCACTGGCGATTTCCTGTACTTCGCGCCTTCCGGCAAGGCGTTCACCATTCCCGGAGCCGGCACTGTGTCGGCCACGGCCAAACCCGACCCCACTGACACCGTCTGGACGACTTACGCCCTCGGCACGGTCAAGAAGCCGACCAGCGACAAGGTCACGTCCAAGGAGGCCAAGATCACCGCGCCCATGCCCGGCACCGGAATCATCACCACGCGCCAGATCCTCCGCACGGAGCATGACCTGGTCATGACCGTGGAGATGAACGAAGTCAGCCGCCTTGCGCTGGCCGGCTTTTACAAAGCCGCGCTCATTGAAGTGGCGGACACCTCGTTCCATCCTCTCGGCGGTCCCGGCAGCATCATGGGCTGGCTCAAGCGCCAGCGCTACGACGCCACCAACGGTCTCTACATCGTGGACGACTGGTGGGTGGACATGAACGTCACCGACATCTCCGTCGGCGAAAACAACATAATCAACCCGAAGTTCGAGTTCACCTGGCTGTACAGCGCCCTCGCTGGCAGCGCGATCTGAAGCGAAGGCTGAATGCTAAAGGCTAAAGGCTAAAAAAAGAACCGAGGAAAGAACTATGACAAAAAACTTTACTGGCGAGAGGCCGGGAACCATTGACCATCGCAATCCGCCCAAGCCGCAGGCGGCAACCAAGTCCGATCCGAAGCCGGATCATTTCACGCGGGAGAAAACCGCGCCGATCAGCGCCCCGGCCAAAAAGCCGGACGCCGCGAAACCGAAATCCGCGTAAAAGGACTTCGTCCTCACGCGGCGGGCCGCGTGAGGGCGCATCCACTTTTAATATATGAACTCTTTTTTACTGGGTTGTTTGGTTGCCTTGTTGTTCAACTTTCCGGCCCGCGCCGTCTACTTCGGCACCAACATTCCCGGCAACATCCCGCAGGCCAGCGTGTTCGCCACCAACATTCCCGGCAACATCCCGCTGTTCAGCGGCTACCAGTACTCAAACGTTGTTGCCGGCTTTTCCATCTTGCGAACGGCAACGAATTATTGGCTGAACACGGGGGCGCTGGTATCGGTGGAGTTGACCAATGGCGGGGCCTGGCGCATTGGTGGCAGCTGGATCGTGTCGAACGTCGCGGTGAGCGGCGGCGTGTCGCTGGTTATTACCTGCAGCCAGTATCTCGGTTTCACCACCGCGAATCACGACCTGCACGGCAATAAACTTTTAGGCCAGCATAACCTGACGAACAGAAACTTCGTAACCGTGTCTTGCGCCGGTGGACAATTCGACGCGACCCTTCCCGGCACTTACAATCCAGAATGTGAGACGTTGACCGGCGATGTGTTCACCTGTTCTTGCTCGGGCGGCTTTACCAACTTTGATCTAAATTTTGATGGAGACAATGAGCCTTATTACAACGGTTGGAGAGTGATCGAACGGGCCGCGTTTTTGTCGTTCTATGGTGGCATTGGGTTCCATCCGACCACGGGAAGTTATTTCTCGGCACCCTCAGCCGAAATCACGCCCGGAGCCAATTACGCCGAATTCGATTTAAGTTCGGGCGGGTACGTTCTCGTCTGCGACATTGGGCAGTTCGATTGCCACAACAAAAATTTTAACATGCTGGACCCCGGCGATGGTGGAGGGATCATTTTCACGCGGCCGACTTATTTCACAAACTGGGCTGTTAACGGCATGCAACTGATCAGTTGCCCGGCATTGGCCGGGATGGCTTATACGAACGGCGTGGCGATAGCCAACCCACAGTTGAACTTCGTGGCATTGAGAACGAATGCCTGGACTGCCTCCGAACTTTCGCCGGGGAACGGGTTTGGCTTGTGGCATTCCAACCGGACGGACTTGTACTTCAATCGGAACTCAGCGGGCACGATCCAAACGTATAAAATCGGCTCAATTCCGTAAACCCCGCACCACCATGAACAACACAAAAAAGAATCTGCTTTCTGCTTTCCGCCGGCCCGTGAAGTCTTTGCTCCTTGCTTCACTGGGCTGCTTTCTGCTTTGGCTTTTCCCGGCCAGCGCCCAATTTTCAACCAATCCCATCGGCACCATCCCAGCCACCAACAGTTTCGGGACCAATGCTTATCTTTGGGGGACGAACAGCCAGGCATTTACCACCAACAAGCCAGGCAATATCTCGCCGACCAACGCCTTCGGGACCAACGCGATCCACTTTGGCACCAACAGCACCGCGTTTGCCACGAACGCGCCGGGGACCGCATCGCTGCCGCTGCAGACGAATATTTATCTGGTCGGGACCAATCTGGTCACCAACATCTTTTCCGGCCGGTTCTCCACCAACGCGCCCGGCAATCGCACAAACTCCGGCACGTTCACCGGAACGGCGGGACGGATCGCAATCATTACGGGTGTCAGCAATTTGGTGACGACGATCATGACGAATTATTCATTAATCGTGAGCAATGCCGGCTGCTCCTCCATGAACGGGTTCTATGACTGGACGGGAAACAATTACTACGTGATGCCCGGCGGCACGAACATAATTGACTGGCGCTCCTACCCCCCCAGCACGCTTAAAAGCAATTCCACCGTCGAATATCTCTCCGGCGGAACTCTTACAGGTACCTATGGCACGAACAGTTACGGAAGCACTTATCCCGTTGGGATTGGTCCTCTGCCGACAGTTTTGGATTCTGCAACGCGGTTTGTCCTGTCAACCAATCTGGCCAGTACCATCAGTTACACCACCAATTATCCCTAATATTATGGACAAAAACACCACGCTCTTCGGCGGCAAAACCATCACCGTCCACTTTGAATCAATCTTCGCCGACGGCTCGACCACGCCGGACGCGCAAGTCAAGGTCCGGCAGATCCCGGTGCGCGAGTACGAGACGGGATTTCCGTTCGTGGATGACGAGCCGGCCCTGGCTGGATTTCTCTGCGGCAAAGACAAACCCTGGGCGATCAACTTGACCCCCGAATCTTTTGAGGAAGTCCTGACCATCGGTCGGGAGGTCAATGCGAAGGGTTTTTTTTCCTTCTGCCAGCGCCGTACGGAACGCGCGGCGCGCGAGCAGGCGGCTATGATTGGCATCATGGCCACGCTGCCGCCGGAGACGCTGAAGGCGGCGATGGAGCGGGGTCTGGCGATACAGGCACAATCTCGCTCGCCGATCTTGTCGCCCGGATTTGTGTCGCCACCGGCCAGATAGACCGCGAACTGGCCACGGCGCAGACGCTGGAATGGCTGCAGTTGCTGGCGGACGCCGCAGCGCGGCAGCGCACGATGGAATTGCTGGATGCCGCCGTGGCCGCCCGCGCCGGCCAGGCCACCGTGGACGGGTTTAAAGATTTTACGAGAGAGCTGAAAACCAAATTATGAAAGCAGAAAGCAGAAAGCAGAAATGGGGCACCGGCTGCCCGGCCGATTTCAGCTTTCCCAATTTCTACTTTCTGCTTTTGCTTTTGTGAGCGAACCAATACGCATCATCGTCACGGCGGAAACGGCGCAAGCCGCCGCCGCGCTGCAGGCGTTTGTCTCGCAGACCAGCTCCGGGCTGAAGACGCTCGTGCCGGCGGCCGGTGGCGCGGGCAACTCGCTCACGCAACTGCGCCAGGCCACGCTGCTCACCCGCGAAGGTTTCCACAGTCTTTCCGCCGCGGCTTTGTTGCTGGGCGGCTCGCGCTTCCCCATGCTCGCCCAGGCCATCATAGGCGTGCGCAGCGCCATGATGGGCGTGCGCACGACGGCCATGTTGACCGGCGCGACACTCACGGCCACCGCCAGCGTGCTTGCCATTTTTGCGGCCGCCGCACTGCCCGAAGTTGTCTATTGGTGGAAGGCGCACAAAGCCGCCGAAGAGGAGGCAATGTCAATTACGCTGCTTCACAACCAGCAACTGGAAATTCAGGCGTCGCTGCTCAAACAAATTACCGCCATCCGGTCCGCCGGATTGATTGACCAGCGGGAAGCGGACCTGTTTGCAAAAATGGCGCAGAGCGGCGATGCCGGACGGACGGCCGTAAGCAAGGAAATGATCGCTCGCGGTTTGAACGTCCCAGCCATCGAGTTCACCAAGCTGGCGAAGAAAATCTACGACGATGGCCTGGCCGCTTACGACAAGGAACGACAGAAGGCATTGGACGAATTTTACGCCCGCAAGATCGAGCTGGAAGGGTTCGCCAAAATCGGCGGGCCACTCGCCGACCCCATCAAACAAGCGGAAGCGGCGTACCAGAACAGGAAGAATTACGAGGACGAGATCGCCAAAATAAACCAGAAAGAGCTGGATGCCAACGAGGAGAAAAACAACAAACTCGAACAGAGCAACCGGGAATTCTGGGAGGCGGACGCGGCTATCCAGAGGCAAATAGACGAGGAAATAAAAAAGGACAAACTCGAAGCCCTCAAGGAGGTCGTCGAGGCGCAACAGCAGCAGCGCGACGCGCTCATGGAACGGAAGTTCGACATCGCCAACGACCCGGAACTGACCGAAACCCAAAGGGCCGCTGCGCTGCAAAAAGTTTTACAGTTGCAAATCCAGAATGCCCGCAGCGTCCAGGAGGAACTGCGCTACAAAAAAGAACTAAAGCAACTTCAGGACTCTCAAACATTTGGCGGCCAATTCCGGCAGGCATACGTCCAGCTCCAAAACCTGAACAACTTGGCCATGGAATCGGGCGCTTTGTTCCAAAATGTTTTTAACACGGCCGTCTCCAGCATCAGCCAAAATATCACCGGCCTTATCATGGGCACGGAAACCTGGCGGCAGGCGCTGATGAACATCGCCAACACCGTCATCGAATCCATAATTCAGGGCATCATCCAAATGGGCGTCCGCTGGGTGCTGACCCAAACAATGATGGCCATCCTCGGCGAAACGCTTTCAGCCTCGGCCGTCGGCGTGGCCGCCGGCGAAGCCGCGGCACTCGATGCCATCTGGTGGACGCCGGCCGTGCTCTCCACCGTCGCCACCGCCGGCGTGACCGCCATTGATGCGCCGGGATTGGTGGCTGCCGCGATGCTCGGCTTCGCTGAAGGCGGCTACACCGGCACCGGCGGCACGCACGACGTGGCTGGCGTGGTCCATCGCGGTGAATATGTCTTCCCTCAATCCGCTGTGAATCGCATCGGCGTCGGCAATCTCGCGGCGCTGCATCAAGGCGGCAACGGCGCCCCCGCCGCTGGTCCGGCTTCGGGTTCTAAAACCAACACCTCCATTTACGCCTTTACCGATCCGCGCCAGATGGCCGATCACCTGGAGAAAAACGATGACCACGAAAAATGGGTCGTGGACGTGATGAGCCGAAACATTCACCGCTTTCGATAAAGGCTGAAGGCTGAATGCTAAAGGCTAAAGTAAAATGATCTCAGTAACGTTCAACGCCGCCGCCGCCTACCTGCTCGACGATGCGCCGAACTGGGCCGCTGGCGCGTTCGTGGTTGAGGCCACGATCCCGGCGAGTTATGAGCGCGGCCTGACCGGCCGCGAGACGCGCAGGCCCACTGCTGACACGCTGCGGCTCAACTGCAAGTTCACCGCCACGCTCACGTCATCCGCCGCCATCACCGCGCTGCGCAACTCGTTGCAGGCGCTGAACACGCAGCCCGTGCTTTGTCCTTTCTGGCCGGCCGGCTTTGCACCCGGCATCACGCCGCCGGTTGCGGCTGCTTATTACGCGCTGTTCAATACGGACGGCAGTTATGACTCAATTCAGGCTGCTGCCAGCCTGCCATTTGCCAAGCAGGCTTACCCGCTCATGGTTGGAATTTTGGCGCAAAGTCCCGAGCCGACGCTGATGGCCGGCGGCGCGGCTGAGGTTGGTTTTGAATTTGCCGACAACGGCAATTACCCGCTCACACCGGCGACGTTCGCCGCGCCAAATGGTTTGACGGCCGCCGGCGGCGTGCGCCCGCTCTTTCCTTTCCTGCCGGACTGGACGACACTGCCCAAATCCGGCGGCAGCGAGCAGGATATTGACCGTCGGCAGATCGGCCAGTTGCGCACGCTGGCCACCGCGTACTACACGCAACGCGGGCGGCGCAAGACGCAGCAGTTCTTCACCCTGCAAACTCACGACGCTTTTAATCTGTTCCGGTTCTTTGCCGACATGGGCGGCGAACAAAACAATTTCTGGCTTGGCGCGGCGCTCAACGAGGCGAACCTCACCGCGAACCTTGGAGCCGCCGCCACCAGCCTGACGGTGGACAATGGTCCGGCGCTCGGCACGAACGCTTTTATCCTGCTCGGCGACGGCGTCAACCGTGTGCCGCTCGTCGTGAGCAGCGTCGCCGGCAACACATGGAACCTGGCCGCCGCGCCGGGGACCGCTTTTAAAGTGGGATTAACGACCATTGAAAGCCTCGTTTTGGCGCGCTTTGATGCGCTGAAACTACAGGTAAATTTCTCGTCGCCGATACTTGCCACCGCGCAGATCAGTTTCAAGGAATTGCCTTGGGAGACCAATGCTGTGGCCGGCGAGACTTACGGCACGACCATGGGCGCGCTGCCGCCAACGGCCAGCTTTTTCAAGTTCACCCAGGTCATGCCCAGCGGGACCACGACGTGGTATTACACCGGATTTGAACGCGATCTATCCGACGGCACAAACACCTGGCTGTCCGCGCCGATGGAATACGACAGCATTACCGAGACGGCGGACCTCAAGCGAAACCAGACCACCATCACCGCGCGCAATTTCTCCGGCAATCCGCTGGCGCTGCTTTTTCCGATGGCGTTGGAGTGGCCGTTGATGCTGGAAATCTTTGAGGGCGACGTGACACCGTCCACCAGCGCGGTTTCAAATCTGCGCTGCTATTTTTACGGCGAGGTTGGCGGCGCGGACCTGGAGCCGCCCTTCATCACCGCGCAATGCGCAACGCTCTCGCACATTTTTGACCGGCAGATTCCGCGCCGGCTTTATCAGCGCACCGATAATTGGGTGCTCTTCGAGACCGCCAACGGACTGCTGCCGGCGAACTGGCAGTGGAATGCCGTCGTCGTGAGCTACGACGCAACGGCCGCCACGCTGGTCATCGGCACCATCACCAGCTCCAACGGTGCCACGCTCACTGCGCATTATTTCAGCGCCGGGTATTTCATCGTCACGGCCGCCAGCGACGGCAAACAGCAGGTGCGCATGATCGGCGACAACACCGCGCCCGCCGGCGGCCACATGTCGCTTTACCTTTCAACTCCGTTGACGACCGCGCCAACGGCCGGCGACGTGGTGAACTTGTATCCCGGCTACGACGGCCTGGCCACAACCGCGCAAAGCAAGTTCAGCAACTATCAGCAGAAGTTCGGAGGGTTCCCGTTCATGCCCGTGGGCAATCCGAGCGTGTTGCGCATCACCCAGCCGGCTGGAGGCGGAAAGAAGTAAATGCTAAAGGCTGAAGGCTAAATGAAACCATTCTTTTCCACCGTCGAAAAAATCCTGCGCCTCGAAACCGCTGCCGCTGCCTGGCTCGGCACGCCCTTCATGCCGCACGCGGCCGTCAAGGGCGCCGGCGTCTGCTGCCAGAAACTCGTCGGCTCTCTTTACATCGAGAGTGGATTCATCCCCGCCGGTTTTGAGTTACCCGACGGCCCGATGGACTGGAGCCACGCGCACAAAGACAGCCTCATCGCCGCCTTCATGGACCGCCAGCCGAATTTTCAGCCTTTAGCATTTAGCCTTCAGCCTTTTTTTCCCGGCGACATGCTCGGCATCAAAATCGGCGGCTGCGTCCATCATTGCGGCATCGTGATCACCGCCGACGGAAAATTCATTCACTGCCTGCGCGGCAGCGGCGTCATTTTCAGCAACATCCGCGACGCGAGTTATCTCCAGCGCATTCAAAAAATCTGGCGCCCGATTTCTCAACCTTCACCCCGTGGAATTGAAGCTAATATTCCACGGGGCGAGACCCTCAACCCTCAACCCCTGCCGCGTGGCGAAGCTTTACGCGGCTCAACCATTTAATGTTTGGAGGAAATACATCACAACCGCCGACGGCCAAACCCTTCGGAGTGCAGGACCAGATGACCAGCAACCAGCAGCAGGCGGTTCCCGTCGCGTACATCGCGGGCACCCGCAAGCTCGCCGTGAAATGGCTCACGCCGATCTACAACCTGCGCAGCGCACCCGCGCCCGCGCGTACCGGAAAAAAATGATGATAAACACCAAACTTCAGCCTTTAGCTTTTAGCCTTCAGCCTTAATTTTTATGGGCGGCGGCAAATCAGGCTCGGCGCAAAAGACCTACAACTACTTTGGCACGTTGGCCGGCGGGGTGTGCATTGGCCCAAACGAAGACCTGGTGGCCATCATCCTCAATTCGCAGGAGGTCTGGCCCAAGGGCACGCCCTGGGCTGTCGGCCTCTCGTGTGTGCCGGGGACACTCTACGTGTTCGACGCGCAGACGTGGACGTGCACGACCGGCCACACCGCCAGCAACGCCAACGCGCCCGGCTCCGGACTCGAAGGTTGGACGGAATATGTCTTCACGCGCGGCGGGAATGTTTACGACGATTTCTCCCTCACCGCCAGCGACGGCACCATCTACGGCGTCATGCGCTTTTATTGGGGCACGACGGCGCAGACCGTGGACGACTTATTGGGGTCCACTGGCAATGACGGCGGTGTGAAGGGCAACCTCGGCTTCGGCGATCAGCATCCAGATTACGAAGGAGTCGCCTACGTCGTTGTCCGCGATTTTTTGCTCGGGCAGGAGGTCCAGTCCGGCCCGAACATCGAGATCGTCGTGCGCCGCAAACCGAACCAATCCGTCGTCACCGGCGCGGCTGCCGGCATTACCGAAGGCCAGGCGAACCTCGCGGCCGTCGCGGCGGAACTTTTAAAGGATGCAAACTGTCTCGGCCTGCCCTCAGGCATGGTTGATAGCACGAGCTTCCAGGCCGTCGCCGACTGGTTGCAAACCTACCAGGCCAAATATGGAGCCAGCGTCCTCATTGATGCGTCGGAGTCAATCACCAGCCTGTTCGACAAAATCTGCCAGATGATTGACGGTTACATCCGCTTCAATCCCGCCACGCAAAAGGTCGAACTCGGCGTCTATCAGCACGGCATCGTGCCGGCTTCTTACACAACGCTGACCGCCGATTCTTTCACAAAATTCCCCAAGCTCACCGTCAAGTCCTGGCAGGACACCATCAGCCGCGCCACCGTCCGCTACAATTCGCGCCAGCTCAATTATCAACAGACGAGCGTGCAGGTGGACGATCCCCGCGCCTTCGCCGTGCTCGGTACCGTGCGCGAGCAAAGCCTGGATCGCCCATGGATCGCCCGCGACGCCCAGGCACAGACGCATGGCCGCGAGACCTTGCGCGTGGTCGGCCACGCTCAGATGACCGGCGAACTGGAGGTCCGCCGCGAAATCGGCCGCGCCATCCGCGCCGGCGATTACGTGCTCGTGGACGTGGACCTGGAGCCGAATACGAATTCCATCTACCAGTATTTCCGCATCACCTCGCGCAAAATCCCGCCGACCGGCCCGATCACCTTGAGCGTCTTTGCCGATAACACCCTTGCGCTCGTGCCGTGGACCGGTCCCGGATCGCCGGTCATGACCGCTGCCGCGCCGATGCCCCCCATCACCAGCTTTCGTTTCCTCGAAGCGCCGCCGGTATTGAGCGGGCTGCTTGGCTCGGTCCTTTGCCTTGCCCAACGCCCAAACGATCTGCTCGTCGGTGCGACGTTGTATTTCGACACCAATCCCGCCGGCACATTTTCTTCGCTCGGCAGTTTTTCTGGTTTCGCCGCCAAAGCCACACTGCACACGGCCTTGACCACCGGCGCCGCGACTCTTGACGTGGACGTGGACACCACGCAGGTGGACGCGGATTATTTTACGCTTCAATATTCCGCCAATGACGCCGCGAACGACACCTTTCTCGCTTTCGTCGTCTCGAAGGTAGCCAGCGGCGGCGATGCCGGCCAGGTCGCCGAATCCAGCGGCTACCAAATCATGGAGATTTGCAGCGTGAGCGCGCAATCGCTCACCAGCGCCGGCCGTTACAGTCTCAGCGTATTGCGTGGCCGCATGGGCACGTCGAAAACCGCGTTCAGCACGGCTAACACCGAGGTCTGGGTGATCCCCGCCGCGTTGTTGGACTTTTTTTATCATCAACTTTTTGCCACGATCATTGCAAATAGGGCGCAGGGACTCACGCCGGCCTATGCGCAATTCCGCCTTTGCCCATTCACGTTCGTCAACAGCCTGGCTTTGTCGGATGCCGCCACTTTTCAATTCCGCTTCCCGCTGGTTTCATCAGGGCTGCCCACCTTGTCGCTCACGTCTCCGGCGTCATACACGCTCGCGTATTCCAGCCCGAGTTATCCGTTGAAAATAACCGTCGCTGGCACCTGGACGGATCAGGCCGGCAACCTCGTCGAGATACAGGTGCTCTTGCGCCTTTCCACAGAAAGCTCGGACCGGCCAGTTTACAACGATTCGTTCCCGCCCATCGGCAGCAAGGCTTTTTCGACGAGCGTTCAAATTGAAAAGGCCGGAAGCTGGCTGATCAAGATCATCGCCCGCGACGCCTCGAACATCTCCACCGAGCGCGACATCACCGTCACCGTCACCGGCGCTGGCGGGAAATGCGCGCCCGCGCAAATATACGATGTGAACGGTGACGAGGTCGTGCCGGGTGTCGTTCGCGTCATTCCGTATGGCCCCTTGACCCTCAAATGCCAGACGCCCGGAGCCGTCATCCAATTCAACACGGGCGGTCCGGTTTTGAAGGGCGGCGTCATTACTGCCAACTTCGGAAATCTCATTTACTCCGAAGGTGTTACGATGCCGATTTACATGCCAGCCACAGAGGGAACATTTGCCTACGGGACAGCGCCCCTGGTTTACGCCGGAGCCTTTATGTCCAGTTTTGCCCTCATCCTCTATGTGAGCGCCCCGGGATTGACATCCGCCACTGCGGTTTCGTTGACCATGCAATTGGCTTTAAAGTTGAGTTAATTTATGAAAAAAATCACAACCGCTTGCCTGCTGTTTTTTCTTGCCGCCACCGGCCTTGCCGGCAACCTCTTCACTGGCACCCTGACCAACTTTTGGTCTATGGGCGGAAGCTGGGTCAGTTTTCAGGCCGCCGGCTACAACACGGCTACCAACATCCAGGTTGTGGTGTTGATCGACACCAATACTATCTTCGCATCAGGTGCGCATTCGGGACAAGGTCTCCGCTGGAGTTTGATGGGAGGCATGGAGTTCGACGGCACGAATCTCATCATGCAGACGACGTTTGAGAGCGCCCCGAACTCTGACCTTGATGTCGGCTATATTACCATCACCAACTTCGCGCCGGGGACGAACCTTTTTTCATTGTCAGTCACCACTGCTGTGACTTCGTCAAGTTACTTTGTCGTCTCAAACGCCGGCAGCGCCGGGTTCAATGGCACGTATCCCGGTCTGGCTGGACTCACGGCGGAGAACAGCGGGACGAATTGGTGGATCAATGGCACGAATTATCTCGTTTACCAATGGTATCAACCGAGCACCAACACGGGTTCGCTTCATGCCGACACTACAAACGGTGTCGGCTGGCCCACCTCTTACATTTTTTTTGGGCCAACCAATCCGGCAAACGGCCAGGCATTTACGGCATCCATTTATTACGGCGACGGGGTGCCAGGCGATAGTCCTGCGCCTAGTGTCTGGTATTTTCAAACCGACACCACCAACAGTGATGCCGGCTTCGTCCTGACCGGCGGCGGCATTGCCTCATCGGTGGCTATCCCGCCCGCAGCCACGCCGGCGTCCCTCTCATTCGTCACGTCCACCGCCGTCGCACCGCCCGCGCTCATCATCCTGAGCAACGGCGTCGTCGGCTGGGTCAACTCACGGGCCTACGTCTCGTCGCTCCAAACCAACGTCGTGCTGTCCTCCTCGCGCATCACCATTTACACGACCAACACCTTCGTCTTTTCCGGCTCGAATTACGTTGGCCGCTTCGCCCAGCTTTACGATTGGACCGTGACCACGCCGTCCCATGTCCCCGTTGGCTTCGACGGCCCCTGCCCGGCCACCAACCAATACGAGGGAGTCTGGTGTAGCTATACCGGCACGAACGGCTGGTTCCTGGCCACGAACGGCTTTGTGACGTCCACCAACGTCTCGGTCTCCATCGTCGGTGCGGCTGGAGGTTACGGCAGCGTAACGCTGTTCGGCCTCGATCACCCGGAACTGTACGGCCGTACAAATTCTTTTGACGGGCAGAACTGGCTCGTCAACGGCTCACCCATCGCCAGCCAGGCGGACATCGCCGCCACCGTCCACGTCCTGTCCCCGCCCGTGCAACTCGCCGGCAACTGGCTCTTTGATTCTTCGGCCCCCACAACCACAAATGAGACCGTCTCGTTCACCGCGTACAACACGCCGATCTTCCAACTGCTGGCCATCTCCTCAGGCGTTCACCTCGACAACTTTTACCTCACGACTACGAATACCTTCTTCGCAGGAATTGATGTTGCGCAGACCAACCTGCTAAGCGGCTGGATCTTGGAGCAATGCACCAATCTCGCCCCGCCGGTTGTTTGGAACACGTTCACGAATTTCACCACGACCACGAACGCCGGCGAGTTGACCCTAATCGTGCCTCACGACGCGAATATCCCCGCCGCATTCTTCCGCATCCGCGGCGCAGCGGACATCAGCGCGACGTTCAACGCGCCGTTGGTGGTAAACGGTTCGCTCACGGCCAGTAACTATGTCGGGGGTGCGGCTGGTCTGACCAACGCGAATCCATTGACACTCTTTTCGGCTGGGGCGGCAACCGTGCTCGGGTCAAACGTGATGGTCAACCTCAGCAACGCCTCGCCCGCCACACTGGCCCTGTTTTGCATCACCAACGCGAATGGATCTTTGACGTACGCGATCTCCAACTCCGCGCCTGTCGGCGGCGGCGGCACATTTGGCGGTGGAGCCGTTTCGAACCTGACGATCGGTCAATGGGCGTTCGTCACCAACACAACCGACAACAGCCTCGTGCAAACCAACCTGACCTATGGCGTCGTCGGAACCATCAGCCTGACGAACGGCATCGTCATCATGGGAGGCCGCGCTTTTGTTCCCGGTGTTCCAACGCTTGGCCCGACCAACGGAACACTGATCGCTTGGGCAAATTTAGACGCTAACGCCCAAAACAATTCGATGTCGTTGACTTGGTCAAATACGTCGGGGACGCAGGTGACTTTCAGTAATTATTTTGTCATCAATTTTTCGCAGTCATTCCCAGCGGGATTTCTGCCGCATTTCTCTGTAAGTTGGGGGGCGGCGTCAACCATTATAAGCCCGTTTCCTCCGCTCTCAGTGTCAAATACGCTGAGTACTATTTACCTCAAATCCGTTGGCGGTGCGATGACAGCCAGCAAGGTTTTTCAGTTAAATCTTATCGGTTTTTGACCACGTTTGACGGAGGAAGCGGGCGGCTTTGGGCACGTGGTGAGCAGCGTGGCTGCTGGAGGACGGCAGCAATGCCGCTGCAACCCTTTTGCCGTCTCGCCGCCGTTACGCCATGCAACCCTTTTCAGTCAACAATCCAACCCTTTTCACCAGTTGGCCGGTCTTACCGCCGTCCCCTTAAAAATCCGCACGACTGGATTTGCCGGACGACCTTCCGTAAAACCAAAAGCGCGCAATCGCTGTTCCTTCTCCCCGGGGGAGAAGGTCAGGATGAGGGCGGGCAAAACATCATTTCAATTTTGCTTTTCACGCACCCGCACAAGCTAAAGCTTGAACTCCAACTTTGAACTCCAACCTGGCTGCCGGCGGTGAAGGGGCAGCCGCAACACTTCCACCATTTTCCGGGCTATCAGGTGCCGGCGTTCCTCGGTGACCTGGCCCTTCTGGTCGTCGAAGCGCGCTTTGGGCAGCAAATGAATTTTGTCGCAGCGGACCATGGTTTTCCAATCCAGCCCGTCGGCTTCGTCCAATACTTCTTCGGTGGATTTCGCGCTTCGGTTCACTTTGGCCGAGGTGCAAAGCAGGGCATTGATTTCTTCAATATCCGGATTCTGGCAGGTTTCATCATTGGAAATGATGACGGCGGGATGCCGCTTTTCCTTGCTGAACGGAAACATGAAGATGTCCCATTGTCTCACGGCGTTCCCTTTTTATTCAAGGTCTTTGGGGGCGCGAATCACCGAGGCTTTGGCCAGACGATTGTCCTCTTGAATTTCAGCCTGGCTGCAGGCGTTGGCGAAATAGTTCGGCGGACGGATAGGGACAGGCTCGATTTCAGGAACTTCCTGCAAAATGAACCGCTGCCGTCCCTTGACGATATAAACCGTTTCACCCCGGCCGGCTTTTTCCATCAAGCGCCCCAAATACGTTTTGGCATTGCTCAACGTGAACATTTGCGATTGCAAATTGATCTTCAGTTTTCGGAAACGGGGACGGCTGGCAATTTTCATAGGCTGAATATAGCCTGTATTCAGGCTGGTGTCGAGCATTATCCAAATTGACCCGGCGCGTTGGAGTTCAAGCTTTAGCTTGTTCCGCTGGCACGCTAAAGCGTGAACTCCAACTTGAATTTCACACTGGCTGTTGCTGCGTCAGGCAGTGCAACGAACCGAAGCCGAGCACGAGGTCCACGGCATGAATGCCCACCACGGGCCGGTCTTTGAACAACTCGCCGAGTGTCCCGAGCGCCACGCGGTCGTTCGGGTCGTTGAACGTCGGGACGATGACGCAGGCGTTGCAGATATAGAAATTCGCGTAACTTGCGGGCAGGCGACAGCCGTCATAGAAAATCGGCGCCGGCATCGGCAACGGCACCACTTCGGGTTTTGAACCGTCTTCGAGCCGGAAATCCTGCACGCGCTCCCAGTTCTCGGCAAGCGGCTTGTAATTGATGTCGCGCTGGTTCGTTTCCCGAATGAGCACCAATGTCTTCGGATTCACAAAGCGGCAGATGTCGTCAATGTGCCCGTGCGTGTCATCGCCGACCGGACCGTTGAGCAGCCACAGGACGTTTTTGACGCCGAGATATTTCCTGAACGTCTCGTCGTATTGCGCCTTCGTCATGCCGGGATTCCGCACCTGGACTTTCGGATGGAGGTAGCATTCCTCGGTGGTCAGCAGCGTGCCGCGACCGTTCACCTCAATGCCACCGCCTTCGATGATGAAATTCCTTCCGTTGAATTGCGCGTTGAAAAGCGATTTCTTCAAAAGTTTCGCGGCGGTTTCCGGGACCTTGGTGTCCTTTTGCCAGTCGTCGTATTTTGCCCACGCATTGAAATGGAAATGGACGATGGCGGTCTCAAAGTTCGGAGTTCGGAGTTCGGAGTTCGGAGTTTTACGGCGCACATGGATCGGTCCGCTGTCGCGCGTCCAGCCGCGATTGGTCGGATGCACGACAAACTCGACCCGCTTCAAATCGCAGCCCGCGCGTTTCAAATAGCTGGTGGCAAGTTTCTGTTCGGCCTGGTGCCGGACGAGAATCCGCACGAGTTCGCCCGCCGAAATTTTCCGCACTATTTCGCCATAAACCCAGCGGATGGTGTCCAATTTGTCCGGCCAGTCGGTTTCGTTGTGCGGCCAGCCCAGCCAGGTGGCTTCGTGCGTTTCCCACTCCGCCGGCATGGCATAGCCGAGTTCGGCGGGCATGGAGTTATTTGCGGTTTTTGGTTGCGGCATAAAAGTCGCGCGGAGCATAACGGCTTCACAACCTCTGGGGAATCTCGAAACGAAATTCAACAACGGGAAAAACAACGCAACCAAGACCACCAAACCCCTCAACTCTTACCCTCGGCTGCTTTGTTCATTCGTTCAACTAAAATATTTGCTAAATTTCAGAATTAATTGTTGAAAATTCATCTGCCTTGAGCAAGCTTAAAATAGGAACAGCGATTGCTTACAATTGTACCGCGCTTATGAAAATGAGCTTGCATCAAATCAGAGGTTTGGCGGTCGTAAAGCATGCCTTATGCGTGGGGTTGTTGATCTTTCCGGTGAGCCACGGGATTGCTCCCCAAATACCTGGCGTGGCACCGGAGGCTGCAATGTTGCCCGCCGGCATAACCAGCGCCGAAATCCAACAAGCGCTGGACCTCCTGCCTGAAAGTGGCGGGGAAGTGGTGCTGCCACCCGGAACTTTTGAAGTCCGCCAGCCCATCGTGTTGCAGCGCGATCATCAGACCTTGCGCGGTTCCGGGGATGCGACAGTCCTGCGCCTGGCGGATGGCGCCAATTGCCCGGTGATCATCCTGGGTGAACCAGTCAACAATCCACATTCAACTGTCAAAGACCTGCGCGTCAGTGACCTTTTTATTGACGGAAACCGTTACCACCAGCAACGCGAACTCTGGCAGCTTCAGGGCGAAAGCTCGGAAGTCCGCAACAACGGAATCACCATTCAAAATGTGAGCGATTCGATAGTGGAACATGTGACCTGTGCCCGCTGCCGTTCCGGCGGCCTGGTCACCACGCGGGACGTGCGGCGGCTGACGGTGCGGGATTACACTGCGTTTGACAACGAGTTCGACGGCCTGGCCTGTTATCAAACGGCGGATTGCCTGTTCACGGGACTTTATCTCAACGACAATCCGGGTGCGGGCATTTCACTCGATCTGGCCTTCAATCACAACGTCATCAGCAACGCTGTCCTGACCGCCAATGACTTGGGCATCTTCATGCGCGAGAGCCGTGACAACCGGTTTTATAACATTTCCATCCGCGACAGCCGCCATTACGGTGTTTTCATGGCGCACGCCGAGAAACAGACACCTCACGGCTGGCAGCCGGTGTCCCGGACCGAGTGCGCGGATAACTCCTTCACCAATTTAGTCGCCATCAATTGCGGTAGTGCGGCTTTCCGCGTCAATAACAACACCTGCACCAACAATGTCATCGTCCAGCCCCAATTTCAGGATAATGTCCAAGGCGGACTTTCGCTGGCCCAGCCGGATTTGGTGAGCGTGCAGTAGCCCCGGCTTGGCGGACCGCCGGGATCGCTGCGGATTTTTGCGCCGCTGCATTTTTTGCAGTTTCACACAATTAAAGTTTGTCAATCGCGCCCAGGTTCGTATCGTTGATGGGACATAAAT